TGGGGCATATTACGCAGCAGCGCAAAATATTAATGACGCTAAGGGTGGATCGATGACTGTTGCAAGAACAATCAAACAAGATAAAACGGCAAACTTTGCAAATGCTGACTCAAAAAGATTAGTATTGAATGCTGTTGGGACTGGACAAAATAACTTTCCACGCAAAAACAATAAAGTTGTTTACGAGACAATAACAGTACCAATTCCAGTTTATTTAGAAGTTACATATACCTTGACAGTGATGTCCGAGTATCAACAGCAGATTAATGAAATAATCACACCGTTCATGACCAAGACAGGTGCTGTAAATTATTTTGTCATCGAGAAAGATAATCATCGCTTTGAAGTGTTCCTTGAGTCAGATTATGCACTAAATAATAACGCTTCAGCGCTACTCGAAGATGCACGAGGATATGAGACTCAAATTAATTTTAGAGTTATTGGCTACATTATGGGAGCCGACAAAAATGAAGAGCGCCCAAAGATTATACGCAGAGAAAATGCTGTTGAGATCAAGATTCCAAGAGAGCATGTAATTCTTGGTGATATACCAGAACATGTGCATGTTAGTGGTAATATTCCTTTTTATCGTTCATAAAGTTATATTTAGGACTTTCGTCAATTTATTAACTATTTATTAACGATAATCAGAATATTTTATTCTCAAGATTTTTGAAGAGCGACAAGGAGACACTTCATAATGTCAGTTAAATCTTTTAAGTTTATTTCACCCGGTGTTTTCATCAATGAAATTGACAACTCCCAGTTACCCGCCATCCCTGATGAGATCGGTCCA